GGTTATATTCTCAGAGTACGCTTATCAGAATCCACAAGCTTATGCTGTGGTTAGACCTATTCTTGCTGCAAATAATGGGGTAGCAATATTTATTTCAACCGTTTTTGGCAAAAATCATTTCTATGATATGTATCAACTAGCTAAAAACTCACCGGACTGGTTCTGTGACTTTAAGACTGTAGATGATACTATGCATATTTCAGATGAAGCTCTTATGCAAGAAAAAGCTCAAATGTCTTATGATATGTTCATGCAAGAATATTATAATAGTTTCGACGTTGGTGTACGTGGTGCATATTACTCTAGATATATAAATAATCTTCGTCTAAACAATCAGATTTCCGACGTACCATACGAACCCAGATTCCCGGTTCATACAGCATGGGACATCGGTTTTTCTGATAGTACTGCTATCATATTTTTTCAAACTATTGGTACTACTATTCATGTGATAGATTACTATGAAAATAATAAGCATGGATTAGAACATTATATTAAGTATCTAGATACTAAACCTTATAAATACGGAAAACATATAGCTCCACATGATATGGGCAATTCTTCTTTCTCTACCGGTATGACAAGATTAGAGACTGCATCTGATTTAGGAATAGATTTTATATTAGCTCCCAAATTATCTATACTTGATGGTATTGAAGCTGTAAGGCAAACATTACCTAAATGTTACTTTGATGAACATAAAACTGAAAAGCTAATAGGTTATTTAAATATATATCATCAAGAGTGGGATGATCGCCGACAAGATTATAAAAACCAACCATTTCACGGACCTGAAAGTCATGCCGCCGACGCATTTAGAATGCTTTCAGTTTCTTTAAATAGATTAAAACCTGGAATGTCTCAAGAAGATATTGATAGAATGTATCATAATGCTATATATGGAAATAACAATAATTTACCGGATGTATTCACACACTAGTGTGTTCAGATAAGGAGTGCGTAATGAAATTTAATATTCTTTCTTTTTTTCTTTGTTTTATGGAGTCTCTTGTATTATTATTCTGCATAATGTTGTTAGAGTGGCCACTAATAAGTTACAATAACTTACCATTATTTTTCATCGTAGTATTTTCAATTTACTTTTTTTTGACCGCACTCTATACAGTAAATAAAACTTAGAAAGGTGGGCAATGCCTATAATTAGTAATGAAGGGCCTAAAAGCCAATCAGGAGAATTTCAGCTTTATACCAAAGGTAAAGAGCTAAAAGAACGTAGAGATGACTTCTATGCTCAACAAGGTTCTCAAAACCAAGATCTTTGGCTCCAGGCATCTTATGACAATAGATTTGAATCAGGTGACCAATCTGCTTACTTCGAAATACATACCGAGATACCGGATGCATTTAGAAAGACCTTCAGTTTCAATAGAATACGAAGAGTCATAAATATGATATCCGGTTATCAACGACGTAACCGACATTCAACTAGAATTATCCCGGTAGAAAATGCAGATCAACAAACCGCAGATCAATATTCTAAAGTCATAGATCACATAAATAGAAAAGAACATGTTCTTGATACAATATCTGCCTCTTTTAGGGATTCACTAATTTCTGGTATGTCTATGATGTATCTCTGGGTAGACTTTAGAGAAGATCCGGTATCAGGTGTAATAAAAGTTGACCGAATACCGTACAGTTCCTACATGATAGATCCTTTCTTTAAGAAAAAAGATCTATCTGATTGTAATCAAATATGGCGTCGTTCTTACTTAACTAAAGAACAAATTATATCCTTACTTCCTGATAAAAAATCTAAAATTAAGACAATGACTCCGGAAGAAGCTGTCGGCATGTTCAACTATATGCCTGAAACTATGGATGTATCTAAAAATAAATTCCTTTCCTTTGATGAATTCTACTACTTAGATTCTCGTAAAAAAAAGATACTTATAGATTCTACTTCAGGCGAGACAATGGAAATACCACAAGATTTCAGTGACGATGAACTACGTGAATATTTAAGATATTACCCAAATATAACTGTCGCTGATACTTATACTCCAACTGTAAGATTAGCTATCTTCGTGCAAGATGTAATGATGTATGATGGTCCTAATCAGCTTGGAATAGATGAATATCCATTCATACCAACATTTGGATATTTTAATCCTTCATTACCTTATCTATCTCAAAAGGTACAAGGTGTTGTTAGAGACCTTAGAGATCCGCAGTTCTTATATAATAGACGTAAAGCAATAGAAGATGATCTACTATCATCTCAAATTAATTCTGGAATGATGTTCAAAGAAGGTGCACTTGTAAATCCAAAAGATGCAATTAAATCAGGGCAAGGTAAACCGCTTATAATTAATAGAAACTTTGAAATGTCAGACGTTCAAAAGATACCACCCGGAGAAATACCACCATCTATGTTCCAACTTTCAGAACAATATGCTAATGAAATAATGGAAATATCAGGAGTTAATGAAGAGCTTATTGGTTCTGCAGTAGATGATAAAGCCGGTGTGCTAGCTATGCTAAGACAAGGAGCAGGTCTTACAACTCTTCATGAGCTATTTGATAATCTAGATACAGCTCAAAAGATACTAGGCTCACGTATGCTCAAGGCAATACAGGCAAATTATACTCCTGGTAAAATAGAACGTATTATTGAAGAACAGCCAACTGAACAGTTTTATAATAAAGCATTTGGAATATATGATGCTGCAGTTGATGAGGGCTTTGATACTGCAACACAAAGACAAAATGGATTTGCTCAACTTATGCAACTTAGAGAACGTGGCATTCCTGTTCCCGATGAAACTATTATTGAAGCTGCAACTTTACAGAACAAAACTCAACTTATTCAAGATATCCAACAAAACCAACAGGCTGCTCAACAAGCTGAAATGGAAGCTAAGCAAGTTGAAATGGATCTACATAGAGCTCAAGCTAACCTTGCAAACGCTAAAGTTGAATCTGATCTATCATTGGCTAAAGAAAGAGATTCAAGAGTTTATTCTAATATCGGCTTGATGCAAGAAAGAGCATTTGAATCTGAAAAAGATAAGACACAAGCTCTTCTTAATGTAATTAAATCACTTAAAGAAATAGACTCGGTTGATATTGATCAGTTAATGAAACTAGTTCGACTTAATGAATCTATAAATCAAGGAAATAAAGCAGCTAATAATTCTGCAGCCTTAGGTACTGCTATAAATAAAGGTGTTACTAAAGATATGCCGGAAGAACCAGAGCATGATCCTAAAAAAATGATGTCTGAGATATAGAATGAATGTAAATGACAATATTTTAAAAGCAATAGTAGTAGCGACGGTTTTCCAGTCGCTACTAATTATATTATTGGAAGTTAAAAGTTATTATTCTCAAAAACAATACATAGAGTTTCTTGAAGCAAGGACAGCTATGCTATTCGAAGATGAACCGGATCTATCTTTTGAAGCTATACAGGAACTTGATTCTAGAAATAACACTACGTTTATCTAGTTGGAAGGAAATACAATGGCATACAAAGTCAAAGGGAGAAAGAGTGGCGGAAAAGGAAAAAAAGGTAAGTAACTATACAAATATAGGTAAGCAATATATAGAAGCTCACAAAAAAAATCACGGTAAGATAACAGTAGGTGAAGTCAGAAAAGAGCAAGATCAAAAGTATTTAGATAATCTATTAGAATGTGCTATCAAAGGAAAAAAACATTACGCTAAAAAGAACTATGATAAAACTTTTTATGTTGTAGTCCTAATAAGAAGAGAACGAATAATGAAAAAGGTTCTTCGTAATGGATTCACTTTTAGAAAAACTTGCCCTACTCCAAATTACGATCAACATGTCTATAGATTTAATCCTAAGACAGAAGAACTTGAATTTTTATGGTTAGTTCCTTCTCCTGAAGACTGTAAAACATTATATAAGAATAGACATTTATTAGAATTAAAACGGAATCAATTGCTGCCATACGCAATTGATTTTATTGAAGGTCGATTATATAGAAAGATGAAAGAGCTCAACGGAGAAACTCCTGAGCCGGGTTATAAGCTTAAAGGTAAAAAATGACAGAAAAAATAAAAAATGAGCAACTTGATGTAAATCCAGTGGAAAATAACGATCAAGTTGAGGAAACTGTACAGGAAAATTTAGAAGAACAAGTTAATGACACTCCCTCTAATTTAGATGAAAATGTCGCCATAGCTAAAGATGATGCTGTATCAGAACAAAATAAGCTTAATATTAAAGCAATGAGGGAAGCTAAGAGAAGAGCTGAGCAAGAACGTGATGAACTTTTAAATAGAATAAAAGAACTTGAAACATTTAAGAATAAATCCGTTGACGATGATGATGATCTTTATGAAGATGATATAACTAAAACTAAAAAAGAGTTACAAGAACTTAAATTTCAATGGATAGCTCAACAAAATCAAGCTAAAGTTCTTCAAATAGAGCAAAAGCTAAAAG